CCAACCCAGGGAATTGGTCGTGACTTGACGTGTCCATTGCGACAGGACCACGCTCTCCACATTCGGGACGAGCCTCCAAGTCCTGAAACGTAGAATCTTTGCTCAGCCGATGAGTCGACGACTTTGCGGCGGATTGGTGTTTGGCTGGCACCGCCGCCGCGGAGTGGTCGACATATGGCTGGGAGGTGTCAACACCATTCATTGAATTGGCCTGATCCAGTGTGAGGTCTCCAAGACACACCTGGAGGCGTTGGAGTTCGTGGCCGAGGCGAACCATGTTTTGGGTCGGCGGGCCTTCTTTCGACGCATGAACGAGCAGCGTTGTCCATTCGTCGGGTGTGTATTTTTTGGGGGTTCCACCAAACTTTTCGTGTTTCAAGGACATGCCAAGTGCTGATTGAAATTGTTCCACCGCCCCCTTCGCGTTCATATCTGCAAGGGCCTGTTCCATTCGCCACGCCATCTTGCCGTGAAAGATCTGTCTTTCCAGTTCTTCCTCCAATTCGCGACTCGCAGGGCCACACGGAGTGTTGGAATACGTGTGGTGAAACATTCTTGAACACTTGGTTGGATGGTGAGTCCAGATGGAGTAAAAAGAAATCGATGTTTCCCGAGTGCACTCTTTACTGAGAGAGAGAGGCGGTGCTGACGGAGGTAAGTTGGTGAGTACGTATGAATACAATAGAATGGCATCTCCATTTACAACATAAGGAGTGGAGTGGATGCGAAATATAGCATCTGTGTAGCTAACTTTTATGTTGATTGGGTGTGTCCGCAATAATGATGGTAGATGCGCAAATCCTCGGCCAAATGAGTATCAATAAACTCTTTCGTTTTTGGTCCCAATGTTTGTGAGCGTGAATTGGATGTATTGGATACCGCAAGCGCACACTCCGAATCACACCCCAACTCTTTCATAATTGTTGGCCATTCAGTGTCTAATTCAGTATAACAAATGGGGCGCATTGGTCGGTCTTCGCCTTCTTTTTGTGCAAAGTATTGTTTGTATTGATGGGCTGGTGCAAGCAATGGTAAATATTCGAGATTTGGATTATCCATCACCAACTCTTCCAATGTATTGTATCGCTGAGTAAATAATGTATCCGTATTACCTGTTTCATCATTGTCTTCACCATTTTGTTTTTGAAAAGAAAACGCGCTGAGAGCTCGTTCATACGGATGGCGGAGGACAACATAATATTTGGATCCAGGAACATCAATATTTTGAGGATTTATCGGATGTGCCACAATTCGTGGAGGCATTTTGTACACACACTTCGTCAAGGCTCGTCGAATTGATCTCGAAGCCGTTTTTGTGGGCGTCAGAAACACTGGACGTGTACGTGGATTTATGTGCAACGCGTTCAGTTCATATTTTACATGCTGCATCGTATCTCGCATATAGACGCGGACCCCTGGCACAGTTACAACGACTACGACTAGAATGCTACAAAGTAACAATACACCTAGAACTGCAAAAAGAATTTTCGCAAAACGGTCCATGTTTTATGATAAGGGTAACGTTTTTTGATTCCAAAGTGTCGCAGATCCCCACCTAAATGAATATCCATTATTTAGGAGCACTTAACACGAAAAGAGGAGTCGGTGCTAAATATAGCATCTGTGTAAAGAACCCCGCTGGGTGGATGGCCGCCACAAACAACACGCATTGTTTTTGATCTTATACCATCATGGCGAGTTGGATTCCGCATTTGCGCCATGCCACAAGCGCTCCGCGCAAAATGGCAATCAATTATGCGATTGCGCGCCACTTGACAGACACCTGTCCATCCACACATCCCACAGTGTTTGTCATTGATGACCCGGACACGGGGTGTCGCAGTTCGGCGGCGCTGCTTCACACACATCCCCACGCGAAGATCTATGCGTGCTCCACAAACCCAGAGATCGAGAACGTTTGTGGCGTCGTTCCGCTCCATTGCGTCTCCACACATGCACTGGATGAAGTCGCTGCCACTGGAGACAAATTGGACGCAGTGTTTCTCGATTATTGCCAGACGCCGAACCGCACGTTTGAATGGGTGGATGACGTGCGTCTGGCATTGACACTGCTCCGCCATCCAACGTGCCCCATCTACCTCACCTTTGCACGCCGGCAACTGCCCAACACTTCAACATTTGTGCACGTGGCGCTGCGGGATGAACTGCCAACTGTCTGCGTTCGCGACATTTATGAATACAAGGAATCGCGACGCACCCCGATGGTACTCTATACGATCTTCGCACACGCCGTCGCCTTTACAGTGACACCACTCACTGCTTATTTGATCCTCTCGAAAGGACAACAAGTGACTGTACGCGGCCTCGGTCACGAGGCTGCATGGAAAGGAGTTGTGCATCGCCGATTGAGTAATACAGTGCTGGAAGTACGCGCACTCCCCATGGGTCTATTGTTCACGGTGGATTTGTCGGATATCATTCAACAAGGACCACCCATCCAACTAGCGCCACGAGTGCGTAACCCCGCACGCACGCGCGCCGGGCGTGTACCCGGACCAATTCAGCCCCCTGCGAATTCGGCCACGCAAGCTGTGCGAATGGGTCAATCCGTGCACATGCGCAAATACAAGAAAAGGTACATACGCATGTACATACGCATGTGCAAGCGTAAGGCAAGTGCACTCGGCACCCTCGGATCCACAACGAAATCGGTCGCACCGGGGGGAGCGCCTGAAAATTGTGTGCCGCCCGCTTCACTAAGCAAAAGCGATTTGGAGTGAAGTTTAAATCGCACCTCTATAAGTAAAAAAAGATGGATCCTTCCTACCCTTTGCTGAGTGGCGGAGGGCATGTCAGCTCGGGTAAGTTTAAGTGCATTTTTGACAATGAGGACCTGATTCATTATTTCACAGATGAAGGGGGGCAGGAATTATCCGCCAAGCATGCCCACCACAAATGTATGCGGGGCAAAGCGGTCATTGTGAGTGAGGCGGCGGAATTCGACAGAGAGCAAACCTTTGCAACAACCATTCAATCCCGGCTCCCACCCCGTGCCATGTGTCTTGTGATTGCAACCATGTCCCTCCTCCCGCTCAAACGATTTACATTGAGTCCAAAGGGTGTGCACTATTTCGCCCAATTAATGAAGCACAGTAAACAAGTGAATTGTGCAGCCATGTTCCAATCCCCACAGAAAATCCAAGCAGTGTGCATGAATCAAGGCGTGCCGCTGAGTGGAACGACACTCCTCTCCACCCTGTGGACTCATTTTGGCACTGCGTCGAGTACGATACCCACATCCTCTCCCCGCGCCTTTGCGCCATTTATTGGCACTCTCTTGACTGAAGTCACCCTTGGACTGAAATTGATTCTGGATGCAAAGTTGCTTCATGGCGACGTGAAATTGAACAATATCCTATTGTATCCAACCCCGTCACCAATTCGCCGGTATGAAATACAACCCACTCAAACCAGTGATACAGCAAAGGATGTGGAGGCGGTTGGACGGCGTGCGCAATTTCAACTGATTGACTTTGGACGCCACCAAACCTTGGAGACGTTTACGCAAGGTGGATTCCGGCTTTTTGCCCGCCGAACCATGCGTGCGTGGGACAATCCGTTGTGCCTTGGACTGTGGCTGCTCGACATGGATGGTAAATCAGATCTGCCCACTGACCTGAAAACCCCCTACCAGTGGTCGAATGACGAACTAGCGCGCTGGATCCCCCAAATCTTTCAACAAATGGATAAATTTGCGTTTATGTATATTGTGTGGCAACTTGCCTATTCAATTCAGATACAGTATCCACGCATGTATCGTGAATTTACACAAAGTCTGTATACATTGATCGTAGAGTGTGGCGCACCACTCCCTGATCCCCTCTTGCAAGAAGCCCTTGCGCGGGTGAAGGACGAAAAATGGACCACACGCTCCGAGTTCCGCACCTTGATGATGGCCGAGCAACTCGTATGGTTTGGAACATGGGACCAGATTTACGCCAATGTGACGAAATGGATTCAACGTCACGACACACCCACAACCACAACAACGCGCCCCGAACACACAAAAACGATGCACAGCTTGGCTAATTATTTGTGTCCCGGTATTACCGCCTAATGCCATTTACTTATAAATGCAAATCGTGGCATCCGGGGATCCACTGGTTAGTTGAGTACTGTGTGGGCGCCATGCCAGTGCATTCACTGCGCTGGTATGTTCTTTCAGTGTGTGTAGTTGCTGCTCCAAAGTTTCATTCCAAATTTCAATAGTGCCATTGTGGTGACCGCATGCGAGCCATTTTCCAGAGAAATGCCACTCCACAGTCACCATAGTAGCTTCCAGGTAAATCGTGCGCATTGGTACTTTGGATTTGGCACTGATATCCCACATTTGAACTGTACCATTCCTGAATGTATTCACAAGATACAGGCCATTTGGATGCCAACTCGAGTCATAGACCCATCCTAAATGAGGATGCTTGATCAATTGGAGACACTTTCCCGTCATATCCCATATGCGGGTCGTTTTATCCCTGCCCGCAGTTGCAAGTGTGGTGCCATTTGGGTTCCACTGGATGGAAGTCACCAAACCCACATGATGGCGCAGAACGTGGTGGCGCTTCCATGTGGTCAACCCATTCTGGCCCAGTGTGATTGCCCATATCATAACTGTATGATGATCAAGTCCACTGGCGATGTAGTTGCCAGATGGGTGCCACTTGATGGAATAGATATTTTGGTTTGTGTCGCGAATGCGCATGGTGCATGTACACGATCGCATATTCCAAATACAAATCTGCCCGCTATGGTGCCCACCTGCACTTGCCAGCCACTGTCCAGTGGGGTGCCAATCGAGTGCATTCGTCAATTCAGTGTACTTCAGTATGGTAGGTGTGGGTGATGGCGTTTCAAAATTCCAAATGATGATCTTGCACTCGGATGTCCCACTTGCAAGTCTTGTGCCGGACGCATTCCAACTGAGGGATACAATGGATGTTTGTTGGGTGGGCAAACGAGTGTCCAATTGTGCTTGAAAGTTGTGTGGAAGGACTGTCAGTTGACCACCATCCTCCACATAGGACCACAGGACAGATGTGGACTTCATCAAAGTGACGGTATCCAAATACACCCAACACCACGGGGCAATATCAGCCACCGTGGTTGTCTCACAAACCACAACACTTTGAAGAATGGAACCAGTGGGGGTGACCAGCAACACGGATTTGGTCTTTTTTTGGAGAGTCACGGCTCCAAGCAACCGGGCAATACAGTAGGCAGCACGGTCATTGTACACTCGGACCCACTGGCCCAGTATACCGACAAGGGTGGAAGTCATAGTTTCGTGGCAAAAAACTAGGACTCCCACGTACATGCATTCCAAATCGATCAAACGCAGACAATATCGCATCTGTAGCAGAAGGGGACTGTATTTGCATATTACAGTGCATTTAGATACAGTCTGACATCCATATGTCTCCGGAATGTCCAGCATCTACAATGTCTACATCCAAAAAAGAATCCGATTCGTAAAGGACGTCCGACTGTTTCTCAAGGCACTCCTCACACACAATCGTCGTTGCATCGCCACCTGTACGAATAAACCGATACATCACAAACACTGCGTCCCCGATTTGAGCATCTTCATAGTTGCGTACAATCTTCTGGATGTGGTGGTTGCCGCAGTAAGAGCACTGCGCTTGGTCAGACGCCCGCAGGATGTAGCACTCTGGACACCACAGTTGATTCGTTTCATGATTGTGCACCCAATTGTGGATAAATGGCACTTCATTGCATTCGAATCGTTTACAGTGACAACACTGAATTGTACAACTCTTTTGATACAACTCCTCCATTGGTGTATCACACGCCCTGTATTGAGCGATGGCCTTGTGCATCTGGAGGTCGATGAAATACTTGAGGGTCCGAATATCAGGTGTTTTCATTTTGTATGGAATTGCGCCATCGGGGGTTGCACTGTATGTAAAATGCTCTTCGTTCTCTGTCCATGCAAAAGGTCCAACGCCTGTGGCTGGATAATACACCACGCCGCCATATCCACGTTTCGCCTTTCCCAGCGTGACGACACACCCATCCTTCATCAAATAGTACATTGTGGCGGATCATGCGCCCACAGTGGAAAGGGGGGACAATCGACTATGTTTGATGTATTTAATCTAGTCACACTGGTGTTGACTGCGCTACATCATTCCTGTATTTACATATTACAGCCCATTCAGACACTATCTTGGTATAAAAAGCACAAACCATTACGTATGTATCGTAGCATGAAATGGTGTATTTTCATTAATTGTAGTGGTGTTTGCGATCCCATCATTGAAATTATACATCAAATGTCTATCAGTGATTGCAATAAAACACGGTCAGTCAATACATGGGATCCACACACAATCCTTGGAAATAGACAATTCGACCAGCGGACATGACCTATCACGCCGTCAAAGACGTGGCGGATTCGACAACCACGTCAAATACTTAATGAACTTGGAATAACTGGGTCGCTCCGCAAACTCCAGACCGATTGCGTGGATCAATAAATCGCTCCAACGCACCCCATACGGATCACGCCCCATCGCATCAAATCGCGCGCACAACTCATGAGCATCCGCCGACCGCTTTGCACGACCAATCCACTCCCGGCGCGCCAGTTTACCCACATCCGATTCATGGGGCGCGTCACTCCAGGGGATGCGCGTGCCCGCCAGAAAAAGCCAGGAATACATAAACGACTCCATGTCTGTGCGCGCCGAGCAGACGTGCCGGAAGTGTTGACGCCACGACGCAAAGGCCAGTGTGCAAGTGGAGGAGCGGTATCGCGCGCGCTGTGTTTCGTCCATTTGGTCTTCAGGGATCGGCATACTCAAGCCAAAATCAATCAGTTTCACTTGAAAGGTCGGACCCTCCACAATCAGCATAATGTTCTGGGGTTTAATATCACGGTGCACCACAAACATTTCATGCATGTATTTAAGCGCAGTCACCACTTGGACACCGATGCGGCCCAGTGTGCGCAGTTCGTAGCACGGGAGGTCTTCATCCACTAAAATGGTGAGTAGGTCTTTACCGGCGCGTTCCATCACCATGACAGGCACTTGCACTCCGAGACTCACTGTGTGGTGCACAAACAAATGGATGGTCGGCAAATATTTACGTAGTTTGTGGTATTGATGTAGATGCGTGTAAATGGCTCGCTCGTGTTCCAATTGGGTTTCCTTCGGATTCAGGCAGCTCTCTGTGGGTACCGTTTCAACTTTGGCAATGCAGGTTAAATGGGAGTCCACCTGCGACGCGCGATCGTGTGGAGACTGATAATCATAACACAGGATGGCATGTCCAAAACTTCCACTCCCGAGCACCTTGTCGCTCAATTGAAATCGTTCGTTTAAAACATGTCCAAAGAATGTGTGTGCGGGGAGTCGTGGGATGGACGCATCCGCAGTGGCTACGGGGGCACTCTGGTGAAGTGAAGTCTCCTCTGCCTTCATTGAAGACTGCATGCAACGCGTTTCTTATCAAGGATCATACATCTGTGTACAGGTTTCGACCAATATTAACGCGCGCAGCGCACAACCCACAGATCTGATATTATACAACTAAAACACATTGTTGGACTTGCTCAAAAGGACAACACAACTATATTCGGGGGTGTTTGCAAGATGACACTCACTAGCTTGTCAAAGTTGAACCTGTTTGGGATCTGGGGCTGTGATGCGACATGTGTCTATCGCGGCGGCTACATTTTTGTGGAGCAAACGGAATTAGCCCAGGTGGCGAGTCTTTTCGGATGGTCGGAGAGTGCTGCACAAACATGGATGAAGCGCGAGGCGAAGGTGTCTGACACTCCTACACAACTACCGCATCATGTGTTATTTGATCTTTCGCAAACCCAGTGTCGCGCGTTGACGCCTGTTTTCGTTCAGAGGCTCTGGCTGCGAGTCACTGATGCGCGTGGTCGGTTATTTGGTATGGATCAATCCCAATCCGAACACCGTGTCCGAGTGGCGAAAGTGGGGGATGTGTTGCCTCCAAGCATCCCAAACATGGGCATTGCACACACGCAGATGCAAATGAAGAACCATGCGGAAATAGAAGATTGGTCAAATCAGCAAGACAATTTACATTATCAATATTTGAGTGGATTGGAAAACACAGACACAGACGCATTGACGGATGTGGACTATATGAGTGTAGTGTAAGGTTAGGGGAGTGTCTTTCAAATCGAAATCAAAAACGCTTCGTATAGACAGGTTAGTTACTTTGGGAGGATTTGGACCTGGGCGATTGCCACTGGTAAAAATGGATCCACTGGATCGGTGGGAGTGAGTGAAGTCGCCTCTGCAACTGGGAGAGGATTTGCTCCACACATTCGCTTGCCAACTGGGATGGTTTTGTCCGGCACGGTCGGTGTCGGTGCCGCGGAGGAAGACGTGGTCTTCGCCCCCGAATTGCGTTGACGTTTTTGACGTGCACAGCGCGCATGTTGGTGCCGCTTCAAATAATAGCCTTTGACTGTTCCAAATGGATTCACCACATCCCCCGATTTTTTGTTCCCGCCACAATAAGTTGGAAACATCACATGGGCGAATTGACTGTCGATCATTGCAATGCGACCCTTTGGGCATGGCGGCACAATTTTGGTCATGCGAAAGGCATTTTTGGCTCGCAACAGGCACTGGACGTTCTTTGGAAAATACGCCAATTCAGTACTGTTGAGCTGAAATGCCGTGGTGGTCATGGAGTGGCGGCTTTTTCCCGTCGCAAACCTGGGATTCAAAAAGATTGCTGAAAAGGCGATGAACTTCTCCACACCACCAACATTCCAGGAAATTGGGTTTTGGATGTGGACAGCATCATGGTCACTCTCCGCCGGAAGGCTGCGGTTTGTGAATTTGAACCATGTTGGCAGTTTCGAGACCATCGCCCATATTTTCACACACCCAAATTTGGCGTCACGCGGTGGGTCCAATTTCAATTGTGTCTCGGCGCGCGTGTCGTGGGTCGCCAAATCAATATAGGTGTCCAACAGATCGCGCACGGTGTGTGCATAGGATGAGGATGAATCAAATAGAGGTCCATGCAACCCTTCCAGAACGACCGTCAAAAATCCTCGCAGCGCCAGCCGCAGTGCATATGGGTACAGGCGCTGAAATAATTCAATCGTGCTGTTTGTGGAGTCGCCTGCGTGACGGGGATCCTGTATGAACGTGTCACCCGTATGTTTTGAAAAGCGATGCAACACGACGACAAGTAATGCCCGAGTGTGGCTATCCACCGCATTCAGCAAGCGCGCAATGAATACCGCCACAGGTAGAAAACTGTGCAATGGTGTTGTTGTGGCAGACATGGGGACCTGCGTGGTTCCAAATGCCCGGAGCAAAAAAAGAAGACAAAATCAAAAACACAGTTTGCATGGACCCCGGAAAAAGCATCTGTATCATGTGTCAATTATCAAAATAAAAGACCTGTAAAACGCATCAATCCTTCTTCACAGCCTCGGCATCCTCGTCGCCCACATCCGCGCCCGCATCCGCATCCGCATCCGCACCCGCATCCGCATCCGCACCCGCATCCTCCTCGTCCGAGGAGGGTGTCCCAAAATGATTGAGCACTAAACCAGTTGCGCTCTCCGGGGTGATCAGTGTGTCCAACCGTTTCTTCACCTCCTCTTTCGCAGCCATCAGCACTGCTTGCTGTGCCGCCCGGAGATACCCAAGGCTTGTCGAGCGCATTTTACGAATATCATAGGTGCGCGGGACTGCGGGATCCGCCCGGACACGTCCAATCGAGGTGCGGCCCGGGAGAACGCGCAGCACTCCGAGCAGCGCTTTGAGGGTGGCGAGCGGGGCATTGGCAATCAATGCTTTTCCAAGCGGTGTACCCACTTCCTCCGGCTGGGCGCCCGCAGTCGTCCCAAACACTAGGAGATAGTTGATGAGTGTGGGTGACAGCCGGTCCGCGGGCAATGCACTGATACTCTCAACAAATGCTGTATAGCCAGCCAACAAGTGTTGGTGGAGGTCTGGTTCTAATGTCTTGATGTTTGCAACAACTTGAGGGGTGGTAGTCATCATTTGCGCTCTGCGCTTGCGAGATGGTGGCGGAACCGCCGGATTCAATGGAACAGGTGGTGGTGGTGGTGCACTATCCATCGTGAGTCAAGCCACTCAAAATGGACCACAATAAAAAATGACAAACACGTTTTCACAGGAATTGTGGAATGGTATATTTTAAATCAAACGAAATTGAAAGGACACACACAATATAAGATTTATGACGTTCACTCTGTCTCTGAATTTGCGCCACTGGATGCTTCCTCCTCCACAGACTCGGCGGCGGGCTCCATGGGCATCAGCGCACCGAGTTCATCTCGGAATTGAATCACCTTCGCATGTAGTGCCTTTTTGCTCGCGCCCACCATAGCGCGGTGCATCGCCATTGCATCCCCTCCCGCAGTCGTGGGGTGCAATCCATTGATCAGAAGCATAACTTCTTTCAATCCCTCAAACGGGCTGCCATTCACCAAGGCTCGACCCATTTTGGACCCCAACTCCGCCACATCGAAATCGGAGGTTGTCGCCCTCCCAAACGCCACCACGTGGCCCAGTAGTGTCCGCGTCAATTTGGCGCGGTCCACAGTACACAAACTTGTCACCAAATTCGCAAACGATGTGGCCAGCGCAGGAGAGGAGGACGACGATGCGGAAGACGCGCTTGACTTGGTCGCGTTCGGCGGCTTCCGCTTGCGGGGAGCCCGGGGCTTGCGCACCACAGGCTTCCGTACCTTTTTTGCAGGCGGGGGGGTCGGTGCGTCACTTCCCGCAGTCGCAGTAGCCTTTGTCTTCCTCGCCGTCTTTGTCTTCTTCTTTACATGCTTTACCGTCTTCTCGCACTGGGCGCGCATCGCCGTCGCCTGTTCGCACTGGGCGCGCATTGCCGCCGCTTCCGCTTTGGTGGGTGTAGCACCGCGCGCAAGCGAGGGAGGGGGAGGCAACTCCCCACTCATGGGTGTCCGAAACACATCATCATCATCATCATCGTCGTCGGGCATAGTGACTTTGTCAGGGATAGCAGCCACATCAGAAGTCGACATTGTTGAGAGAAGAGGAGGATCGAAAAGAAATCGCGCGGGGACCTGGATGGTTCTGGATGGTTCTGGAAAGTGGTGGAATTTGGCGGCGTGGAAAAAAGGAGAATTTTCAATGTGACCCATCTCTCCGGGGCGAGACGGAGCACCATGGCGGCGAGGCGGATCAAAATAATTGAGTTAGGTTGATACGAAATTAGGAATTATCACTGTGCTGCGAACAGTGCCGCGCAAATGCGCATGTGGTCTTGCCCCTGCGCGGCGGCGAGGGCGCGACGAACGCGCGCAAGTGCGGCGCCCAGTTCCAGATCCGTCTCTTCCACACACTGCCGCTTTCCACCGCTTTTTCCGGCTATTTCCGCGACCTCCACCGCGACTGCCTTGGTCTTCCCTGAGACACGCGCTTTGCGCTTGGGCACGCGTGCCACCCCCGCACGCTCCTTCATCGCCGTAATCTCCCCCCGTGTTTTGTACCGCTCCGTGGGCTCCAGCCACTGCATGAGGGGCACCTTGAAGAGGCGGTGTGCGCACACACTTAGAATCTGACCCATGTAGTTGAACCCGTAGGTTGTTCCTTCGTCCCCGGGCGTCGTCACGGGGCCTTCGGTGCGGATCCCTCCTCCCCAGGCACCCCACGACTGGCGTTTCTGGTGCATGGCGGTCGACCCCAGTTCGACAAACACCGTGGTGTACTCCATCGCCACCACGGAGCCGAGTGCCGCCGCCAACTCGGGGTTGCCCGGCCCGAATTTCGCGTCGTGGATGGGTGCCCACAAAATCGCCTGCTCCTCCACAACCAAGGTGGGGCGGTGTTCATGCATTGGCCACTGGCGCATGAACAGTTTGACCGCTTTTCCGGCGGCAATCGGGTGACCCTTGTCAAAGGCCTTGACAATATTTTGCGCCACCTGGGGACTGACAATGGGCTTCTTGTCCACCACATCCACAGCGGACTCCAAATTGGCAGGCATCGTGAACCGCCCACCCGTGAAGAACTCGGTCCACAATTGCAACGGAGTGTCCGACTCCGTCAGATGCCCGTCAAAATACCCGCGCGCAAACACTGCGGATTGGTAGGCCGCCTCGGCGCTTGGCCATGTTGCATCATCCGCAGCCAGACTCAGCATTTCGCCAATTTGGCGGGGCGTGAACCGGTTGTCGCGGGCCCATTGCGCACACACAGGTGCCACAGGGATGGTGCACCGATACAAATTGGAGAAGCACTGGTTGAGCCTGGCTTTGCTTCCAAAGAGCACGACATGTGCGGCGTTGTCGTCGCCATACTTCATGCAAGTGGTTCCGGTGGCCATGCTCATGATTGTGTAATAGCAAAGGGACTGCGCGTGTTCCAATGAAGTAGTTCCGGGGAAATGCGAACACAGCGAGATTTTCGACACAAAAAACAAAGTGATGTTTTGGAGGAGAGAGAGAGAGAGAGAGGGGAGACAGTCATTGTAAGTTATGTGGAAGGTGGCGGTGGCGATCCGTCTCGCACAATGCGTGCCATATGCGTCACTCGGTAAGGGACTCCGGGAATGTACTCGGGGCACTGGCGCACTTTGTCGTAGAGGGCTTCCTGATAGGGACGCAGTGCCTCAAATATGTACCCCAAATCCGGATACACACGCAGATCCAGCCCCCAGTGGCAGGCTTCTTCATACGACAACATGTGGATCGTCGCACCCGCAGTGCGTGCCATATCATGAAGTGCAACTACGACGCAGAGATCCGGCTGTGTGCCAGGCACCTTGCGTGCCATTTGCGCGGGAGTCGTGCCTGGCATGCTTGGTCTTGGTGGCATGGGGACTTGGGATGTGTCTTTCGTTTGAAACATAGGCGAACGGTACGGAACGAATTTTTCGAGGTGGCTCACACAGCGGGGGGGGGAAGACTGATTTGGTTGAGTAAATAGTTAGTTTAGTTGAAGTAATTAATCACCTAGTCTCGTCATGCGTACCATCCTGAACATCACTTTGGAATTCAACTACATGGAACTCCATGAGTTGGAATCCTTCCGGATCGCGACTTGCAAGTGGATCATTCGACAGGACAATTCGAGTATGGGCACATGTTCATGGAAATGTCTTCATATACTTCGATGTGTGTGTGCCAGTATGAGGACACATCGTGCCCACCGTTTAAGTATATCTCATATCGTAATCAAATGACACCTAAACAACTTACAATCCCACATGCTTGCGCTTGAACGGCACCATGGCACGTGCACCCCCACCTCCACCTCCACCCACCACCCCCACCGACGCGCGGGGCAATACCGTTCCACTCGATTGGAGGGTGGCTTGCACATCCCGAATGATCCGGGCAATCGTGGCAAAGTTCAAACGCACCGGGGGTGGATCCTCCCCAACCACTGGCTGACCCAGCACCACTTGCTGAAGGCGGGCCTTTTGTCCACACAAGGCCATCATTGACTCCTCAATTGTTCCCACAGAAGTCAGCCAATGCACCGTCACAGGCCTTGTCTGTCCGGGACGCCAGACGCGGGCGATGGCTTGGTTCATGGCGGCCATGTTCCACCACGGCGCTTGAATGATGACGTGGCAGGGTGTCGTGATGTTCAGCCCTTCTCCACCCACCGAGTATGTCACAAGCAGTACCGTCGCATCACCGGTCTGGAACTCGTCCACCACATCCGCGCGCTGGGACGGCTTGGTCGCACCCGTCAGCACGCGTGTACGAATCCCCGCGCTGCGCAGACAGTGGTTCACGAGACCCAGACTGGTGGTGAAACAGTCAAACAGCACCGCCTTCTCACCCCGTGACTGGATGGTCGTGGCAATCTCAATCACCTTCTGAACCTTGGACAGATCGGA